GTTTTCGCTTTACTACCACTTCTGCCCTTCATACCTGAGTCTCGTTTGTCCACTCTGGCTTCTTTAAGTGACATGTTATTTCTTAGTCAGGCAAGCATAGTAGGTCTATACTTTGGTGCTACAGCGTACATGGCAAAACGATGAGCATACTCGCATCACTCATAGGCCCAGCAACGTCATTGCTCGACAAGGTTATTGAAGACAAGGACGAGAAGAACCGTATTGCCTTTGAGTTGAGCACCTTAGCGGAGCGCCATGCCGCTGAACTTGCCAAAGGTCAAATGGAGATCAACAAGGTCGAGGCTGCTCACAAGTCGCTGTTCGTTGCCGGGTGGCGTCCTAGCATCGGTTGGTGCTGCAGTCTGGGTCTTTTGTATCATGTATTGGTCGCACCCATTGCAGGTATCTGGGTAGAGGTTCCAGAGATAGACCCGTCGCTGTTAATGACTACTATGACTGGCATGCTTGGTCTCGGCGCTATGAGATCTTACGAAAAAACTAGAGGCGTGAGCAGGGAGAAGTAATGACTCAATTAATCGAAATGCTAAAACGCCACGAAGGTGTTCGCTCTAAAGTCTATATGTGCTCTGCTGGCTATGAAACTATTGGTGTTGGCCGCAACATAGCTGACTCCGGTCTTGGGTTATCTGATGACGAAATAGATTACCTTTTGAA